TAAGTAAATATATAAGGAGAAACTAAGATGTTTCAAACAACACATTTACAAGAGAAGTGGCAGCCCGTTCTAGACCATCCAGATTTACCAAAAATCAACGATGCTTACAGAAGAGCCGTCACTACTGTTATTTTAGAGAACCAAGAAAAGGCACTCAGAGAAGATGCTTCTTTCTTGTCAGAAGCAGTTCCAACTAACGCAACTGCGGCTGGTGCTAATCCAATGGCAAACTGGGATCCCATTTTAATCTCACTAGTCAGAAGAGCTATGCCTAACTTGATTGCATATGACATTTGTGGTGTGCAACCAATGACTGGCCCAACTGGTTTAATCTTCGCAATGCGTTCAAGATTTGATGACCAGTCTGGTGCAGAAGCATTAGTAGATGAAGCAGATGCAGAACATTCTGCTGATAACGCATCATCTTCACTAACAACTGCACAACAAGGTACTAACCCAAGTGTACTTAATGATTCACCAGAAGGTACTTATACTTTTTCACAAGGTATGACTACTGCACAAGCTGAAGCATTAGGTGATAGTTCTCAAAACCACTTTGCACAAATGGCTTTCTCTATTGAGAAATCAACTGTTACTGCAAAGTCTAGAGCACTTAAAGCTGAGTACACAATGGAACTTGCACAAGACTTAAAAGCAATTCACGGTCTTGATGCAGAAACAGAACTTGCAAACATCCTTTCTGCTGAAATTCTTGCAGAAATCAATAGGGAAGTAGTAAGAAGAATTTACAGAACTGCCGTAGAAGGTGCTGCTGTAAATACAACTACTGCTGGTACTTTTGACTTAGATACAGACTCTAACGGTAGATGGTCTGTTGAAAAATTCAAAGGTCTAATGTTCCAAATTGAAAGAGATGCAAATGCAATCGGTCAAAAAACTCGTAGAGGGAAAGGTAACATCTTACTAGTAAGTGCTGATGTTGCTTCTGCTTTACAAATGGCTGGAATTCTAGATTACCAATCTGCATTAAACAACAACCTACAAGTTGATGACACTCAAAACACTTTTGCTGGTGTATTGAATGGTCGTTACAGAGTATATGTTGACCCATATGCTGCAAATGTAGCTGCAAGTCAATACTATGTTGTTGGATATAAAGGTACTTCACCTTATGATGCTGGTACTTTCTATTGCCCATATGTTCCACTACAAATGGTGAGAGCAGTTGGTGAGCAAACTTTCCAACCTAAAATCGGTTTCAAAACTAGATACGGTATGATTGATAACCCATTCGCAGTTGACGCTGGTGCGTTAGCTGATAACAACGATGCTGGTTCTTCAAATACTGCATTTACTAAAGAAACTAACCAATATTACAGAAGAGTTAAAGTTTCTAACTTAATGTAATAACTACAATCTACCACACCACAAAAAAGGGGAGTTCGCTCCCCTTTTTTTTTGATTATAAATAATAGTATGACAGATATAAACGCACTCACGAGACAACCAGAAGAGATAGACTATTCTGCACCGAGTCAGTATAGGTTCTCTATTATACAATTACCTAAAGTACAATTCTTTACTACTGCGTGTAATGTACCAGGCGTTAATATGGGTGATGCAATATTTCCTACACCTTTTAAAGATATTCCAGTTTTACCAGATAAGGTAACATTTGAAAATCTTGAAATAACTTTTTTAGTAGATGAAAAATTACAGAATTATCAAGAACTTTTTAACTGGATTATGGCGATTGGATTCCCAGAAGATAGAGCTCAGTTCAAAAGTTTTAGACAAGAAAATGTAGACCAATTTCCTACATCTCAATCAAAGATAAATGCACCATCAGATTCACCTAAACCTAGAACACCAGACGGTGCGATGTATTCAGATGCAACATTAACAATACTATCTAATAAGAATAACCCAGTATTAAATGTTAACTTTTCAAATGTATATCCAGTAACACTTTCTGCATTACAATATACAAATGACCAAGCAGATACTCAATATATGAGTGCAACTGCAACTTTTCAATATCAATTATTTAAATTTGAATCGTTATAAGACTTGACAACTTTTTAATTATGGTATATAATATCGTATGGATTTAACAAAAATACAAGAAATGTTTGACAAAGACTCAAAGATTGATGAAACTAATATCAATCTAGAAGAGACTAGAAGTCCAGCATTATTAAATAAATATTTAAAACTTTACACTAATTTTAGACTTATGTTAAGTAAGGCTGAAACTGATATGAAAATATTAAAAAAACAAAAATGGGAATACTATTCTGGTAAAGCAGAGAAACCATTTGAGTTAAAAATTCTTAGACAAGATATTCCAACATATTTAGAATCAGATGAAGATATGATTAGACTACAATCTAAACTAGATTATCTTAAAGTAGTTTCTGGTTATTTAGAACATATAGTAAAAAATTTGCATAGTAGAGGATTTCAATTAAGAAATATAACAACTTGGATTAAATATACGGAGGGTGCATTATGAGTATATGTGAAAATAGTTACTATTATTTCATAGGTGCATTAAATGACCAACAATGTAATGCAATTATAGAGAGAGGGTTATCTGATATGACTCTCACAGAACAAAAAAGTGGTAAACAAGCAACTGATGCTACTACTTTTGATTTTAGACAAAAAGGTGGTGAAACATCTAATGCTGGTAATATCGCACAAAATCATTTGACTGCACAAGGTAGAAGAAAAAAAGGTATTAAAGAAGAAGATGTTTATGTTAGAGATACTAAAGTTGGGTGGTTAGCAGATAAATGGATATATGATTTGATACATCCATATATACAAGAAGCAAACCAAAAAGCGAACTGGAACTATCAATGGGATTTTTCTGAAACTTGTCAGTTTACAGTTTACAATCCAGGCCAGTTTTATTCGTGGCACACAGATGGTGGTTCAAGACCATATATACCATTTGACCCAACAGTAAAAGAACAAAGAAGAAAAGATAGTGATGGTAACTATATGATTGCAAAAGATGATACTGGTAAAGAATTGAAATTTGATAAAACATATAGAGACGGAAAATTTAAAGGTTTACCAAGATATATTCCAGCGCCTGGTTTTGTAGATAATCCAAATCAATTTTGGAAGACTAGAAAATTATCCGTAACGGTAAATTTAACCAATCCAAAAAATTACAAAGGTGGTAATCTTAAATTTGATTTAGGGCCTCATATGGGTAATAAAAGATATCACACTTGTACAGAGATAAGACCAAGAGGTTCTATTATAGTATTTCCATCATTTATACACCACTTGGTAACTCCAGTTACAGAGGGTACTAGATATTCTTTAGTAGTATGGAATTTAGGAAAGATGTTCAAATGATTGATACTGTAAAATTTTTTAAAGAAAAAAAGTATGTTCTCATAAAAGAGATGATACCTAAAGATATTGCAAAAGTAGCAACTCAGTATTCTCATTATGATAGAGCAAGAATGTTTCAACCAGAAACTGAAAATGCACAAATACCAGGCAGTCATAGTGTTTATGGTGACCCACTTATGGAAACACTTTTAAATTTTGGTAAAAATACAATAGAAAAATCTACTGGATTAGAATTGTGGCCTACTTATTCTTATTATAGATTATACAAAGTAGGTGATGTATTAAAAAGACATAAAGATAGACCATCTTGTGAAGTATCTATTACTTGTTGTTTAGGATATGATTATAAAGGTAAAGAAGATTATAACTGGGGTATGTTTGTTGGCCCAGAAGATGGTGAAAGAGGTACAAAGGGTAAGATGATTCCTATGGAGCCTGGAGATGGAGTAATCTATCGTGGGTGTGAAGTAGAACATTGGAGAGAAGCTTTTAACGCACCTATGGGTGCGTGGCAAACACAAGTATTTTTACATTATGTAGACAAAAACGGCCCATACGGTGATTTTTGCAAATTTGATTCTAGACCAGCACTTGGTCTTCCACACACAACGAAAGATATGGAAAAGGTTAAAGCTGCAAATGAAGCAGATGCAAAACAAGATAATAAACGAGATACTTTTCCAAAATTGAACAAAGAAGAAGTACCTTATGAAAATAGAGAAGAAAAATGAAGTATACATACGAATTGAAACAGAACCACATATCGCAAGAGAACTCTCAGAATATTTTACCTTTGAAGTGCCTGGTGCAAGATTTATGCCCAGTTATAGAAACAAAGTATGGGATGGAAAAATACGACTATTCTCAGTTGCTACTGGACAAATCTATCTGGGATTATTACCATACATCAGAGAGTTCTGTAAACGCAATGACATTAGATACGAATTAGATTTTAATACAAGACCAGAGGACATTGATGAATCAACTATTAAGTCATTTATTAAACACCTTAAAGTTCCATACAAAGCTCGTGATTATCAGATTTCTAGTATTCTTTATGGTGTTAGAAAATGTCGTGGTCTTTTCGTTTGTCCTACTGCATCTGGTAAATCGTTAATCATTTATGGTCTAACTAGATGGTGTCATTTAAAAAATCTTAAAACATTGATACTCGTACCCACAACAAGTTTAGTAGAACAGATGTCTAGTGATTTTATAGATTATGGTTGGTTAGAATCATATATTCAAAAAGTATATTCTGGTCATAGTAAAAAGATAGAAAAAGATGTTGTGATATCTACTTGGCAATCTTTACATAAGTTTTCTAAAAAATATTTTGAACAGTTTGGTTGTGTCATAGGTGATGAGGCTCATCTATTTATAGCAAAATCACTTACATCTATAATGACAAAATTACATTTATGTAAGTATCGTTTTGGACTTACTGGTACATTAGATGATTTACAAACTCATAAATTAGTTTTAGAAGGATTATTTGGTACTACAAATAAAGTTATATCTACAAAAGAATTGATAGAAAAGAAAACATTATCTAATCTTAAAATAGATAGTCTAATTTTAGGATATAGTGAAAATGATTGTAAGATTGTGAAAGATTTAAAATATGCAGATGAGATAGATTATATTGTCAATGATAAAAGAAGATTAAATTTTGTAAATAAATTAGTTAGTCCACTTAAAGGTAATACATTAGTGTTATATCAGTTTGTAGAGAAACACGGAAAACCATTATATGATTTAATGACAAACACTTATAAAGACAGAAAAGTTTTTTTTGTAAGTGGTGGTGTTGATGCATTGACTAGAGAAGAGATTAGAGCTCTAACTGAAAAATCTAAAGATGCAATCATTGTTGCATCGTATGGTACTTTCTCTACTGGTATTAATATTAAAAACTTACATAATATAATTTTCTCATCACCATCTAAAAGTAAGATTAGAGTTTTACAATCTATTGGTAGAGGTTTGAGATTGGGTGATAATAAAACAGAGTGTAAATTATTTGACATTGCAGATGACTTTTCATATAAAAACAGACAGAATTTTACACTTCGTCATTTTATGGAACGAATAAATATATACAACGAAGAACAATTTGATTATACAATACATAGGATAAAATTATGATAGACGAAAAGGATTATTTAAATTTAAAAGAAATGTATGACTATAAAAGAAAGATTGAATATAATAAAGAAAAGATAAAAAAAAGAATTGATAAGATGTATGAAGAATTTGAATTTAACATTATAGAAACAAAAGAAGAAGTTTTTGAACACTTCTGGTCAAATGTAAATTTGAATAGAACTAACTTAGATGACCCCCCAGTTGAGTGGAAACCAAAGGATAAAAAGTTAAGGTTGTGGAATGAGTAGTTACCGAATAATGAAACTATCAAATGGTGATGAAATCATTTGTAAGTTACACAATACTGAAAATGGATATTTTAAAGTAGGATATCCTATGAAGATGTGTACGGTAAATACTATGGGAAAAAATGGTAAATATGAAGAAAACCTTGCACTTCGTAAGTGGGCCACATTTACCACAGATAAAGTATTTGCAATAGAGAAGAATCAAGTCGTTCT